TTTTGCAACTCGCCATTGTTCAAATTGCTCGTATTCATTTTTAGTACAAGCTATTGCTCTTGACCTACAATAAGAAGTTCCAATTACATCAAGATAGTATGGCGCATTAAAAGTTTTGTGCATACCTGTATCATTATTAGTATCGTTATAACTATTGCCATTATATCCTAATGCTTTCATACACTCATCAACATATTTAGTTTTATGTGGATTGTCTTTATTCTCATTTTGTTGAGCATAAATATCTGGGTTGCAATTTTTTGCTTTTAGTTCTTCTCGGTAGTATGCAACTGCAAACTTTTTGCCCTCCTCACTATCATACTCGCTACCATTTAGATTACCAAACAAACCAAAATCAAAGTGTGATTTAGTTTCTGTTGTGTCGCCATCTTCATCTTTGTCTTCATTATGCGCAAAGTAAAAGCATTTATCTTTGGCAACAACATCACAAGGTTGCCCATACTTCTTTTTAAAAGTTCGGAGTGTTGCAACATCATCAACAGGATAAGACCTTTCAACAACTTCTTTAGCAAGTTTTGACGCAATACCATATTGACTATCAACTTCTTCTCTTGCCATAAGAAATGCTTCTCGTTCCTGTGTGTCCTCATTCTCAAAGACATTTTTTATTTTATTGAACAACTTGTTTCTTAACTCGGTGTTCATTCTTATTTTACTCATTTGTTTCCTTTCTATTTTATTATTTTGCATAAAGTTTATTTAGCACTTGACAATAGGATAGTCAAGCATTATATTTGATTTATGTTTTTTATACTGATTAGGTGATATAAAAAAAGTAAATGCAGGGCATACCCTAATAATTGCCCTGCACTGATCCCTGGTCTCTGAAGGGTGTACTAATTCCGGACAGCTCAGAGACCTGGGATCAGTCATTATTTGACTGTGAGAATAAACACTATAACTAGGGGAAGCGTAATACCCAGTGGTTGACAATGAAACTATAGATCTCGCGTTTCTGACCCTTGTAGCATAGTGACTGATCATTATTTGCTGGACTCTATTAGTGGTCACTTCGCATGCGAAAACAATGTGATCGTGAAGAGAGTCCTGCTAATAATTGCGAGCGAGCGAGAAAAAAAGAAAGCTACAAGCTTCAAGCTTCAAGCAATGCTTGACAATGGTTCAGGGATAGTATAGGATACAATCTTGACCTCGTTTGGTGCTTTTCCGGTCGATAAATTTGCCAAAGCACCATAACAAATAAAGGAGAAATACATATGAATGAAGGAATGGAAAACTTAAAAGAAATACAAGACTTAGAAGAGAGATCAATTAACCCGTTGATCAGAATAGCAGACGCTTTAGAAGAAATTCTTAGGCTGGTGAAGGCTGATCAAGAGAAGATGGAGAAATACAGAAAGGAAAACGATGCCTAAAAAAAAATTAAAAGAAGAATATCAACCGGGTGGCAGCAAACGCCACGTAATTTTAGACAAAGCTGTTGCGTACCTGAAGGACCCACGGTTTGGGCTTCAGAGCACCAAACACATTTTTCTAGTTGAAAAGATGGGACTGTCTGAGACTGAATACCTAGATTGCCTGAACAACGCAACGGTAGAAGAATGGTAAAAAGAATTAAACACAACGACCTGACCCACTATTTCCTGCGGGAGCATTCAACGCTCCCGCGGGCGTACCTGGCCAGCTGTGAAAAGTTTTTTAAAAGCCTCAAGCAGCAAGCAAGCACCAAGCGCCAAGCTTCAAGCTTGACAGCTCAGGGACCGTATGATAGTAATAGGATTATAAAGGAGAAATAAATTATGGAATATAAATTTAATGCAGATCAAATAGAATTAATAAAAGATCTTTTAATCAATCAAGAAAATATTTGGTTATCAGATTCAAAAGATTATGAGGCAGATTTAAGATTATTAAATGAGTGTCAAAAAATAATAACAACCAAAGAAGAAAGTAAATAATGAAATATACAATTGAATTATTAGATGAGCAACACGCAGCGCTGGTTCAGGTGATCCAGTTTCTGGACAATCACAAGCACAGCGACGAGCCGGTCAGAGAAGCGGTTGACAAAATTTTAAATCACAGCGATGATTTAATAAGAAAGTCGAATGGAGAAATTAAACAAGCTCAGGAGGTTTTAAAAAGATATGAATACGACGATGAAAGTTAAAGAAGCAAAGGAAATTACTGGAAGCTTAACCCGGACAAGTAAAATGCCCGGCCTGAGTTACAGCCTGCCAGCCTGGGAGTGTAAAACCGGCTCGAAGCTCAGGAAGGTTAAGGGCTCAGTCTGCGCCAGCTGTTATGCATTAAAAGGAAATTACACAAGATACAAAGCTATTAAAGCAGCTCAATATGTAAGATTGAAATCATTACAAGACAGTCGCTGGATCGAAGCAATGACAGCTCAGGTCAAGCGCTCTGAATATTTTAGATGGCATGACGCCGGAGACGTCCAAGATCTGGACCACCTGAACAAAATTTATGAAGTATGCAGGCAGACGCCTGACACCAAACACTGGATGCCAACCCGTGAGGCGTGGGTCAAGGACCATCTGGCCAGCAAGCCGGACAATCTTGTTATAAGATTTAGCCCGCCAATGATTGGACAGCGTAACGATACGTGGCCCAACTCTTCAATGGTGGTGACTGAAGGCGCCAGCTGTCCAGCCCCGGCTCAGGGTGGCAAGTGTGGAAGCTGCAGAGCTTGCTGGGATCCAAAAGTTAAGGTAGTGTCATATGGTAAACATTAACATGACACATATATTTAAACATCCAAAGTATTATAAAAATTTGCGTAAGCTAGCTAGGTTACGCAATAGGGACCAGGCCATTAGCGACAATGATTCGACGGAATCCAGAGAGCGTGCGCCTGGGACCGGCCTTAAAGTTTCAAGCTCCAAGCTCCAAGCACCAAGCTCCAAGCTCAATCATCAAGCTTTAAAGCTTTCGAACCAACCTGGTTAATTGCCAAGCGGCAAGCATCCCATCCTGAGTAGCAAGCTTCAAGCTTCAAGCCTGAAGTTACAAGCTCCTCTATCCGAGAACCATGGTACATGGATATTGGAGAAGTTTTAGGGGGCAAAGGACCAAGGGCCTTTGCTAGTATGAATGTGTTGTGTGGGTGCTTAATATGGAAGCCAATTTTGATGGGGACTGAATCGAAGTTTGTTACCTTTAGTAACCTTTAATTCTACAGTACAAAAGTGCCCAGAAGTATTATAGACCAATAGATCAGGAGTACCAAGTAAGCTAATATTCTCAAGTCGAATAAGCGAAAACTGTTTAAAATTTTGCTTAACATTTTGATAGAATTTAGCCTCTGGGCCCATATGTTTTTTAAGGTAATCACTGCGCTTAAATTTGCAGTTTTGGAGGTAAAGATATCCTATTAGTTTTGTCTGTTTTTAATACAATACGATGAGCGCTATGTCCCTTGTGTCCTATTATAGGTGTTGTGTGTTCTTGTACTTCCATTCTAACTATTTTGTGTGCGTAACCGTTTATTTCTACATAGATAACAGCATTGGATAATGCATTACCTTGCCGGCTACCATCTTTGTTGCCTTCAGTAAATTTAGATAAAAATTGTTGTAAGTCTTGTACTCGCATTATTTTTTTATCTGCATTTCTAATAGTTGAATCTCTTCTTTAAGTCTAGCAATTTCTGCTTGAAAGTTTTCATTTTGGGTATGTAATTCTTTTATTGTGCCAGACATTTGAATAACAATTTGTTTAGTACCTTTTAATTGATTTTCAGTTTTAATATACTCAGCTTCTCTCTGTTGATATTTAAATAAATCTTCTTTGTACTGTTCGGTCAACAATGTTAGATCACCCGGACCTCTGTCTTCTTTAGCTTCGTGTTTAATCTTAGCTTCATTCTCATGACTCATATCTTCTCCATATTCCTTTATATTTGTATATGTACGTTTGTCTTTCATATATTGACTTTATAGGATAGTTACCTTAAAAAGTCAATATGGGAGTTCCTAAAAGATTAACAGAAATGCAAAAAAGATTTGCCGAGTATTTGGTATTCGGTGGTCCTGAAGGACCAGTCAACAAAGCTGAAGCAGCCGAGCTGGCGGGCTACAGCAGGAAGAGATGTAGGCAAGAAGGAGCTGAGCTAACTAACCCCAAACAGGCGCCGCTTGTAGTTAAATATTTAGACGAATTAAAACAAGAAAGAAATTTAAAGTTTGGAGTAAACTATGAGGGCCACATTGCTGAACTAGCAAGAATTAAAGATCTAGCTTTAAAGAAGAATTCCTTCTCTGCTGCTGTAAACGCTGAAACAAATCGTGGAAAGGCGGGAGGACTATACATAGACAGAAAAATAATAAAACATGGGAAATTAGAAGACATGACAGAAGAACAACTAGAAATGAAAATGGCACAAATCGAAGAAGACTACGCAAGTCTTTTAAGTGATGATGTTGTTGAAGTGAAAGCAATAGAAATTAATGAATCCGAGTTATCTTCTTCACACAAGAAGTCGGGAAAACAGAACGTTCCGAAAAGTGAATAGAACCATCTGATTCTACATCATAGCCAGCAAAGATTCTTACAGTTTCATCATCTTTACTAAATAACCAACCTTCACTAACTGGTGTAGCTAATCTCATAGCTTTAAATTCTTTATCTGTACCCCAACCGCCCTCAGTAATAATATCAATCCAATCGATACGTACACGCTTGTAAGGGAAAGGCAAAGCTTCTTTGATAGTTTTAGATTTAGTGTAACTATTAATTCTTCTAGATTTTTTCTTGGATTTCATATCTGTATATGTATCTAAAAAAAATCAGTTTTTCCAGTTTTTTGTATCGCGCGCGCATAGGCAAACTGAGATATTGCCCTAGGTGACATTATAATCTGTCACATGACACTTTTTAAAACAACAATTTGGC